AAAGCATGATAGCGTACTTTATACGATTGAAGATTTAGATAAGCTATTAGAAGAAGCAAAGAAAGATCCAAAGTTAAATATGACTAAAGTCAAGCTGCTAGAAATTATACAAAAAAATGTGCATTTCAAAGCTGGTAAATTAGCACCTAAAATTTATGGCACAGAAAAACAAACCATGTCAATACAAGATCAAAAGGGTAATGAGTTCAAAGTGGAGTGGAGTAAATGAAGATTGATGTAAAAACCATAGCACCATACATAGTCATCGTAGCATCTATGCTTATTACTTGGGGTATGTGGTCAGAAAGATTAGAAGCTGTTGAAAAGAAAGCAGATAAAATATCACAGATGCAACAAGATATAGCTGTGATAAAAGAAAAGATTATATGGATAGAAAGTTATCTTATAAGTAAATGAAGATGTTTATTATATTCTGGCTATGTATTCAGAATCCCTACACATCTTTAGATACAACTTGTACGCAACAGATAATTTACGATCGATCCTATAATACAAAAGCTGAATGTAGAGCTGCATCGGTGAGTCTTGCACAATCTTTTATGCAAGAACCTAATGTCTATGTTACTACATTTTGTACAACAAAAGCAGTACCTAAAGCATAAACGCTATTAGGAGGGGGAATGTTTAAAACTAAATCTATTTTGGTATTAAGTGATTTACACTTTCCTTACCAAAAAAAAGAATTTTTTAAGTGGATAAAAAAACTTAAAAAAAAAATTAAACCTACTTTGGTTGTTATGATTGGCGATTTGTTTGATGCACATTCTGTATCAACTCACTTACATTCACCAGAGTTAAAGAACATTAAATATGAACTTGAAGAAGCTAGGGTTTGTATAAAAAAACTTAGAAAAATATTTGATTGTCCTATGCCTATTATGTGGGGTAATCACGATATTAGAATACAAAGACTTGCTGAGAGATCAGCGATGCCTGAGTCCTTTTTAAAGGACATCAATACAATACTAGGCATTGATAAAAAATGGAAGTGGACTTGGCACGATAAATTGATTGTGCAATTACCAAACAAAACAAATCTATTTTTTACTCATCATTTTAAAGCAAATGTCTTAGCTAGTGCAAAAGAATTAGGAATGAGCTTATGCGTTGGTCATCAACATACAAAGAGTTCTATTGAACTATTCAGCTCACCTTTGGCCTTAAATTTTGCTATGTGTGTAGGATCTAGTATAGAACCTAAACATGAAGCATTTAAGTATGGTAAAAACTTTATAAAAAGGCCAATAATTTCTTGTGCTAGTATTGTTAATTCTATACCACAATTACACCCAATGTTTCTTGATAATAATGGCAAGTGGACTGGACAAGTATGAGTGATAGGTGGACAAAGAGAGAGAACATAAACGATAAGATAAATCCTGAGTATTACATCGGCACAACAATACAACTAGCTGATTTTATAAAAGCATTTAATTTAGACTTCTTTGAAGGATCTATTATTAAATATGTTGTGAGGTGGCGTAAAAAGAATAAACTTGAGGATTTAGAAAAGGCGAAATGGTATCTGGAGAAACTAATAGAATGTACGAAGAAGTAAAACAAGAAATAATAAAACATGAAGGTAAGATAAATAAAATTTATAACGATCATATGGGCAATCGAACTTTTGGCGTTGGCCATTTGGTTTTAGAAACAGACGATCTAAAAGAAGGGATAGAATACGATGATGCAACAATTATGGAATACTTTGAACGAGACTTTAGACAAGCTACCGATGATGCACAAACTTTCATCAAAGGGGAAACTATTGATCCTCGTGCTTTTGGCTGTGTTATTAATATGGCTTTTCAGCTAGGATTACCAAGATTATCTAAATTTAAACGCTTTCAGTATCATTTAAGTAAGTGTGAGTACGCTGAAGCTGCTGATGAGATGCTTGATTCTCGATGGGCAAAACAAACACCGAACAGAGCAAGTGAACTAGCAGAAATTATGAGGGGTATCAATGCTTAATAAATTATTAGGTGGTGGGTTAGTTGATAGTGTTGGAAAGATTGTAGATGAACTTCATACATCTGATGAAGAGAAAGCACAGGCAAAAATAAAATTAAAAGAAATAGATGCTCAAATAAATAAAGCACAATCCGACATTAACCTTGCAGATGCAAAATCTGTAGCTGGTGGTCTATCAGGTATGCTGCAAAGATCATGGAGACCTTTAATTGGTATGTCTTGTGCTTTAGCTATATTTTGGGAATATGTTCTTAAACAATTTTTGATGTTTATCATTGCAACATTTAGTCTTGACACAGCACCTCTACCAGAACTTGATATGGGAACGCTTATGCCATTAGTTATGGCACTTCTTGGTATGGGTGCATTAAGAACTTATGAGAAAAAAACTGGCGTATCTAAGTGAGTACAACAAAAGAGTTAGAATCTCAACTCAGGAAGATAAAAAAAGAGTGCAGAGAACTAAAAACTCATGTAAAATTTTTGACTGATAGACTTGAACTTGCACATGATAGAAATGCAGATTTGAGAAAAAAGATGATGACAATGACAATAGATGATGTAGTTGCACAACAAAAAGAGTTTGCAGTATATCAACAGAAGCTGTCAAAAGATCAAGAATTTATAGAAACTTTTGAAAAACAAACAGAGGTAAAATTAGACTCTACTGGTATCAATAATGAGAAAAGAACATAAAAATCCATCAGGAGGCCTGTCTGCAAAAGGTAGAGCATACTTTAAAAAGAAAGAAGGATTAAATCTTAAACCACCAGTCAAGTCAGGAGATAATCCTCGCAGAGCATCTTTTCTGGCCAGAATGGGTAATGCTAAAGGTGCAGAGTACAAAGATGGAAAGCCAACAAGGTTACTACTATCATTAAGAAAATGGGGAGCATCATCTAAGGCAGACGCTAAAAGAAAAGCAAAAGCCATATCAGAGAGAAATAAGAAAAAGAAAAAGTGAGATCAGTCACAGACGACATATTACTTTGGTCAAAAAAAATTATAGAGAAACCAAATAAACATTTGGGAAACTTTCCTACTTGCCCTTATGCAGCAGCCTGTAGAACTCAAAAACAATTTGAGATAGAAGAAGTCCATGATGCTGAACAGCTTTATCCAACTGTGGTAGAGTGGGCAAACAAATTAAAAAGAACTAAATACAGAATTGTCATTATTGGTTGTTCTGATTTATCAATCAATGCAAACGAATTAGCATCTAGCATAGAGGCTCTAAATTTTGTTTATATGCCAAAAGATGTTTACTTAATGTCATCACACCCTGAAACTGGAGAAGAAAATATAGATTTTCTTTACGATCATGGTTTTGACACAGACAACAATTTTCTAATGGTTTTGATACAACGATATCAAGACTTAGAAAATGCTTCTCAAAAGTTAAAAAAAGTAGGTTACTACAAACATTGGGAAGCAGACTACTATAATGAAACTGTCGAACATCGACACAACTTACAAAGGAGAATAAATATGCGTGGTATGAAAAAGACTGCAAAAAAAGTAAATGGTAAAATGAACCCTATGATGAAAAAGGGTAAGAAAAAAGCCAAAAAGAAAAAGAAGTAATGCGTAAAGGACTATACGCAAACATTCATGCTAAAAGAAAGCGTGGAGGTAAGATGAGAAAAAAAGGTGCAAAAGGATCACCGACAGAGGAACAATTTAGGAGAGCTGCTAGAACAGCTAAGAAAAAATAATGCCTAGAAAATTATCTCAAAAACAAAAAAAGTTAGCTGGTGTAGCAAAGCCATTTAACAAAATTACTGGAGCTGATTTTAAGAGACTTAGGAAAAATGGGAAAAACAAAAAAAAGAAAGTTTAAGAAAGTACCTAAGACAAAAAAGGGCGTTCCAATAAAATATGTAGCTGGTGCAAAGAACCCAAAAGCTAGAGAGTCTGAAATTAAAAGAACAGCTAGACTTTACAGAGAGGGTAAATTAACACCAGCTATGATGGATAGAATTTCTAAAATGAGGAGTAAAGGATAATGTCGAAGTATAAAAGTATTTCTGGTGCAAGTAGATTTTCTAAAGGTACTCTGGACAAAGTTTATAAAAGAGGTCTAGGTGCTTATTACAGCTCTGGTTCAAGGCCAAAAGTTTCAGCTCATCAATGGGCGATGGGTAGAGTAAAGTCTTTTGTTTCAGGCAAAGGTGGAGCAAGAAAAGCAGATGCAGACTTACTCAGAAAAAAAAAGACTACCAAAAAAAAATAAATTAGTAATTGTCAAGTGGATAGATAGTGGCCTGTGTGATCCTACTTGGATAGAGGCTAGTAGTTATGAAAAAAAACCTATGCCTGTTTGCTTTACAGTAGGTTGGTTGCACAAGAAAACTAAAGACACCACAATACTTTTCTCTAGTTACTCTTTAGAGAACGACAAGTATAAAGAGGGTAATGAGGGTACGATACAGATTATTTACAATAAATGTATTTTAGAATTAATTAGTGTTGAATAATATTTTTTTTGCTATTTTTCTATAATTGATAAGAACCTTACCACCATTGTAGCAGCGAATACATTTGTAAGTATCAAAACACGATTGAATCATCATGTGTCTTGTATATCTGGTCTTACAAGTACGACAAGTTTCTTTTTTATTTTCTTCAGTTTTTAAATTTGACACTCTTTGATTTTAGGTAAATCACTAGGATAAATTACTGCCTTACCATTAATTTTTCTTCTCAAACATTCCTCTTTAGGGTGTTTCTGTCTAAGATTTTCAAAATGCTTTTTAAGTGTAGGCATACTCATACCCCACTCTTTTGCAAGTTGTGTCATGTATATAGGTTTTTCTAATTGGCTCATAAAATCTCCATTTCTCTTATTGGTATTACTTTTAATGTAATATTTTTCCACACCATAGTTTCGCATTTATCTGCTTTTTCTTTAGAAAACTTGTAAGTATGGGGATATATCTTATCGCCATATTTATTCTTATAGGCCACCTCTACTAACACCCCTTCATTGTCAAACTTTCTTTCATCTATCCCTACGCTGCCACCATTTTTCCATAATGGTTTTTGTATAATTACTTTTTTCATACAAAGACTCCTTTCTCTTTTACTGATGTTTGCCAAGCAGATATAATTATTTTTGCATTTTCTCTTTTTACTAAATTTTCTTTTTGCTTTTTAAACTTTTGTATTTCTTGATCTATGTATTCCTTAAACTCTTGACTTGCTAAAGCATTTCTTCTTTGTTTTGCAGATGCACTTACTCCATTTTGTTCTTCTCTTAACTCTAACTTGGCCAATTCCATATCTCTTTTTATTTTGTAAAACTCTGCTTGTTCATGTGCAGACACAACACTCTCTATCTCATCAAGATCAATTAGTGATTGCTCTGCTTTTTCTTCAAGTTTTGAACTAAAACTATTTGATTTATATTTTTCCATCTTTTCTAACTTTATCTGCAATCTTATTTAATAATGTTATTTTTACTTCTGCATTAAATTGAGGATTATGCTCTGCAAGTGTGTGATGTTCTCTACAAAGGGGTGCTAAGTTTTCAGGATAGTCTTTAAAAGAACTTGATCCAAACCCTCTCGGTTCTATGTGGTGGCAATCATTAGCAAAATTACCACACATTATACAAGCAATATCTTCAGGAATATCATAATCCCAAAAATCACATAATATTTTTGTATGTTTCTTCAAATCATAACCTTGTTCTGTATCAAGGCTAATCATATAGTCTTTAAAAACAGACATCAAAATTTATTTTTTACCATTGAAATAATCTGATCTTTGCTGATTAATAGCACAACTAATCGCAATAGCTCTTTTGTTATCATC